TGGTGTGCAGGGTTATTTCCGCTATAATACAACAACAAGCGCATTTGAAGGTTATAATGGAACTGCTTGGGGTAGCATTGGTGGCGGCGCAACTGGTGGTGGTGCTGATCAGGTCTTTTATCTTAATGGTCAGACTGTAACGACAAGTTACTCCATACCATCAGGGCAAAATGCTATGTCTACAGGTCCAATTACAATCAATAGTGGTGTGACTGTTACAGTTCCCACTGGTTCAAGATGGGTGGTCTTATAATGTCAGTTATTCTTAATGCTACAACATCTACTGGGATGACAATGACACCCGATAATTCGGGTGCTATTCAGTTCCAATCTAACGGGACAAATACTGTTGGAATTACGACTGCTGGATCTTTAACAATTCCATCGGGACAGTCTTTATCGATCGGCAGCAATCAAGCAACCAATGGACCTGCATTTAGTTGTTATCCAAATGCACAACAAACCATATCAAATACAACATTTACACTTGTCGCAAACCAAGTAAAAGAATACGACACAAACACTTGTTATAATAATACAGGTTCAACAGTAACACTTAATGGCTTATCTGTTCCAGCCTATGCTTTTTGCCCTAATGTCGCTGGATATTATATGTTTACTGGAGCAGTCCAGTATGGATCTACAGTTACCGCTGCTTTGGTTCAATTATACAAAAATGGCGGTTCAACTCAAAAAAGAGGAACATATAGTAATGGCGGAAGTACTTCTGGTACAAGCGTAGCTGCTATGTTCTATTTAAATGGAACTGGTGATTATGTTCAACTTTATACATACCAAGGAAGTGGATCTAGCCAAGCAACAGATGGTACATCTAGCGATTGGCCTTTTGTCCAGTATTTCCAAGGTTGCATGTTGAGAGGTGCATAATATGTCTCTTTATGAAAAAATAATTAAAATATATTCAACATTAACAACGGCAGATTTTGCTCTTGGAACGGGAACCATTGTTTTACAGAATGATGGAGATGGTGATTACATAAAATCTTGGAATCATCCCACACTTGCTGAACCTACAGCACAACAACTTGCGGCGGTGCAATAATGTCATTCGCAGTTAACGGAACCACAGGCATTACCTTCAACGACAATACCAATATGGCTACTGCTGCGAGCCTTGGGCCACGCAATCGTATTATCAATGGTAATATGGTAGTTGACCAAAGAAATAACGGCGGAAGTGTTACGCCTACTAATGGTCAATATACAATAGATAGATGGCAATATTCTGGATCTCAAACATCTAAATTTACGGCACAACAAAATGCGGCATCAATAACGCCTACATCTGGGTTTACAAATTATTTAGGTTTAACATCTTCTTCATCTTATTCTGTTGTTTCTTCAGATTATTTTGCAATTGAGCAAAAAATAGAAGGTTTTAACATTGCTGATTTAGGATGGGGAACATCTAATGCTAAAACAGTAACTTTGTCATTTTGGGTCAGAAGTTCTTTAACTGGAACATTTGGATTAACTTTAAGAGATGGTGGTGAGTCGGTTTGTTTTCCAACAAATTATACAATTTCTTCAGCTAATACTTGGACCTATATTCAGTTGACAATTACAGGACCATCTACAGGAACATATAGTTCAACAAATGGTACTGGAATTGAAGTTTGGTTTGGTCTTGGATATGGTTCTTCATATACTGGAAATTTAACTCAAAATACTTGGTCATCAGGTTTTTGTGGTCAGCCATCAGGCGCACAAAACATTGTTTCAACAAATGGCGCTACTTTCTACATAACAGGCGTACAATTAGAAGTTGGCTCTGTAGCAACACCATATCAATTTAATACCTACAGCGATCAATTATCGCAGTGTCAAAGGTATTATGTTAAATACACAAATAACAGCCTTCCTTACGTTCAATTTGCTATTGGCCGGTGTTATTCAACCACGGGCGGGTCGGCCAATCTTTATTTTCCTGTACCAATGAGAACGCAGCCTACTTTTGGCTATACAACTCCGGTTTCTGGAAATTTTGATTATTCTTTGAGTGCGTTGAACATTAGCGGTTATCCCTCTAATGGATCAAACTCCAATAATAACATATCAATTGGGGCGACTGGATCATTTACAAATGGCGGGGCATTTGCGCTTGCTGCTGCCAACATATCAACGCTTGTCTATTTAGACTTCTCTGCGGAGTTATAAAATGAAAGTTTACACAAACGCTCAATATTATTACATACCAAACACAACTATAAATTGTGGAATTAAAGTAGAAATAAATGGTTTTGAATCATGTGTTCCTCTTGATCCATCTAACACAGATTACATAAACATTATGAAACTTGTTCAAGAAGGGCAATTAACTATTGCTCCTGCAAGCCAGCGAGACGCAGCAAGTTAAAAATATGGATGGGTCAACAAACACAATTCCATATCAGGCGACAACCAACGGCGAAACTGATGTAACATATACAGCTGGGTCACCCTTTACGGCCTATAATCAGCTTACTCAGGCTGAAGTCATTGGATGGGTGCAGGCTGCATTAGGGGCCACTCAAGTTTCAGCTTTTGAGGCACAGTTAGATGCTGAAATAGCAGCTAAAATTTCTCTTCAAAATACATCATTGCCATTACCTTGGCATAATTAATCTAAGTTGTCCTTTATAAAAAATTGTTTATTATATATTTTAACCAGAGGGGGTTATAATGAACAATCTGCCAATACAGGTTGAAAAGTATTTATATTTTCCAACCTCAATATATATAGTTCATAGACCAGATTTTCTTAAATCTGTAATGGAAGTTTCTGAAGAACATCTTAATGAAGTTAAGGAAAAAACACAGAAAAACGAAATATATCCTTTATTTATGACGCAAAGTTACTTTCTTGATCCAAGAATTGAAGAATTTTCAAAATATATTGCTCAAACTGCGTGGGATATTCTTAAAGATCAGGGATATAACATGACAGATAAACAAACTTTTTTTACTGAAATGTGGACACAAGAACACTCTAAACATTCACTTATGGAACAGCATACCCACAAATTTGGGGCGCAAATTGTTGGATTTTATTTTCTTGAAACCCCTCTAGATTGTTCACGATTGGTAATTCATGACCCTCGTCCTGCTAAAACAATTATTGGATTAGATGAAGCAGATGTTTTTTCAGCTACCGAAGCTAGTGATATGATTAATTTTGAGCCAAAAGCAGGAATGATGGTTTTTGCAAATGGCTGGTTGCCACATTCATTTGGTCGCCATGCAGGTAAAAAACCAATCAAATTTGTACATTTTAACCTTAGCGTTCAATTTGCACCGCCACCCGCTTGTCCAGTTTTAGCAGCGGAAATAATCTAATGCCAAAGTACAGCATCAGATTTAACAAAAGTCGTGGCATGGAAGGGCGGGGAACGCCTGACCATGTATGGCGGGTATTCGAAGACAACAGCAAAGAATACCTATTTAAACATCTGAATATTTCTGTCCCAATTACGGATGAACGTGATGGGGAGGATTGGAATATTTGTTGTTTTGGTGTATTAAATATAGATCGTGAGTCATCGACTGCGATCATTAAACCAGAGGGAAATGGAAAATGAACGTGAATTTAACCTTAACAGTAGAAGAAGTTAATTACATCCTAAATTGCCTTGGTTCTCGTCCTTTTGCCGAGGTACAGGCTTTAATTAATAAAATTAAAGCTGACGGGGATGCTCAACTTGCTTCTGCGGCCCAAGCTAATGCTGCACCAGCGGCAGATGCAACGGCTACACCAGACGCTCCGCAGGAATGAAAAAATGTCTGATCTTGACCAAACATCCGTAACAATAGGCGATTTACTAGCCAGAGTTAAAATTGTTGAACAGGATATGGTCGATATTAAAAGAAGTCAGGCTGAGATTTTACAAATTTTACATGAAGCTAGAGGTGGATGGCGTATCATGATAGTTCTTGGTACGCTTATCTCTGGTATTATTGGTTATTTATCGTCCCACGATTGGTCATTTAGGTAGAATTTCTTTCACAATTAAATTATATAGTTTTAATAAGCATTTAGAGGGAAGTGCAATGTTGGGGATGAGGCATGGACCCTCTTACAATACTTGCGTTAGCCCAGACTGCCTATGGCGCTATTAAATCAGGCATAGCCGCTGGCAAGGAAATCCAAGGCATGATGCAGGACGTCAGTTCCCTTATGGGTTCTGTCGGCGAAATTACACGTCTTGTTGCAGATCCGCCCAAAAGCATCTTTCAATCGAAAGAAACTGCCGAAAAAAGGGCTATGGATGCTTATGCTGCTAAACAGCAAATCAACAAGATGATGCAGGAAGCTCAAAACTTGTTTGTGTCCGAATATGGCTATGGCGAGTGGATACGGCTACAAGAAGAAATCACCCGTATTAAAAAAGCTGATAAACTTGCTGCCGAAAAAGCCAAGCGTGAACGTGAAAACTTTTTGCGTGGTTTAATGATTTGGGTAAGCGTAGCTGTAATACTTCTATGCTTTATCTTTGTTGCCTTTTTTGTGGCTTATCTCTTAACTGTGAAAGGTTGATCTTATGAATATGTCTGAAGGCGGATTAAACGCCCTTACGAAACAATTTGAAGGTTGCAAATTAACAGCTTATCGGTGTCCAGCAGGTATTTTGACTATTGGATATGGTCATACATCTGCTGCTGGTGCTCCTGAAGTAACCGAGGGCATGACTATATCACAAGAAGATGCCAATCGTATTTTGGCAGCTGATATGGTTAAGTTTGAAAACGATGTTAAAGCTCTTGTTAAAGTAGAACTTTCACAGCATCAATTCGATGTATTGGTCGATTTTTGTTATAATGCTGGTAGGGGCAATTTAGCTTCATCAACTCTTTTGAAGTGTGTCAATGCAAAACAATTTGATCGGGTTCCAGCAGAATTACAAAAATGGACAAAAGGTGGCGGGAAGGTATTGCCCGGTCTTGTCCGTCGTCGGAACGCCGAAACAGATTGGTGGAACACGGGCGGCAAACCCGTTGAGGAGCAAGAACAGCGCATTACCCCTGACGTACCGCAAACCAAGACGATGGCTGACAGTAAGCAAGGCAATACAGCCTTGGCAACATCTGCGATTGGCGTGGCGGGTGTTGCTAAAACCGCAGCCGATCATGCGTCAGACATTGTTGGTCAAGCGCAATCAGCAAACGATTTACTTACGCAGGTACAAGGGCTTTTATCCAATACGACTTTCGACCTGTTTTTAGTTATTGTCCTTTGTGGGGCAGCAATTTGGTATTGGCGGTCAAAACATTTAGAGGAGCATGGCGTATGATTGCTTTTCTTCTTACCCCTATAGGGCGGTATGTTGCTATAGCAGCCATTGTAATTGTTGCCCTTTTTGGGGTATATTACAAAATAAGTTCAGACGCAGTTTCAGCCTATCAAGCTAAGGAAACGGCGCAGTCTCTGGAGCGGGTCGATGAAGCCATTAAAGCTGGTGATAGGGTTGATGCTATTGACAGCAGCCCTGACGGGTTGCGCAGTCCAGATGCCTTTGAGCGTAAGTAGTACCTGCGCTGTGTGGACTGGTATTGGTTGGTCTCCCAAAGATACCGACCAAACCATTCACGATGTAAAGGAAAATAATGCACGCCGTGAGGCATATTGCCAAGGTGTTAAATGAGCGTTCCAGCAACCAATGCCTTAACGTACAATGGCTACATCACTCAAATGGCTGAGATGGCTATTGTGCCAACCTTTACGTCTGCAACCAATACCACAATTAATGGCATTAATTATTTAGCTAACGTAACCTACGGCGGTACTACATCAAACCCTGATACCAATTTTAATACCATTATACCTATGATGCTAAATTATGCTGAACTTCGTATTCAGCGTGATTTAGATTTAAATCAATCAATGACAACAAATACTTACAATTTGTCTTCTGGTAATAATTCATTGAGTATTTCAGTTAATGATTTTGTTACATTACAAACATTTTCTGTTACCTCAAATGATCAAACTGTTGTTAATGCTCCTTTAATTCCAACAACAAAAGAATTTATAAACAATGTTTATCCCTATGGAACGGGTGCTACAGGAACCCCTAAATACTTTGCTGTTTATGGTGGTGATCAGGCAACTTCAGGTAATACATCTCAATTATTTATAGTTGGCCCCTATCCAGACCAGAATTATAGTGTTTTGGCTGTTGGTACAATACGCACACCTTCTTTGTATCAATTTGCTAATACTTCTCAAGCAGCCACAAGCACAAACTTCATAAGCACATATTTGCCAGATTTATTGATTATGGCATCGCTTGTTTATGTATCTGCATATCAACGCAACTTTGGTCGTATGTCAGATGATCCTGCTCAGGCTCAAAGTTATGAAAGCCAATATCAAAGTATGCTAGCTCGTGCAATTGCGGAGGAGTATCGCAAAAAATTCCAAGCATCTGCTTGGTCATCTACTTCACAATCTGCTGTTGCTACGCCTACACGGGGGCCATAATGCCTCATGCTTCACTTCAACTAATACCAGGCGTAGATGAAAACAAAACACCAGCCCTTAACCAAGCAGCTATATCGTATAGCCAGCTTATTCGTTTTATTCCTGATCGTACTGGCCTTGGCTTGGTTCAAAAATATGGCGGATGGCAAAAATTCATTCCCGTTTCAATCGGATCACCTATCAGGGCATTATGGGCTTGGGAAGATGCCAACGCACAAACTTGGTTAGCTTATGGTGCTACAGCATCGTTAGGAATTATACCTAACGCAAATGGCAGTGTTCAAAATATAACACCTCAAACCATTACAAGTTCTTCTGTCCCTGTTAATGTTTCTACTACAGCTGGAAGTAATATTATTACAATTACTCAAACTGCTAGTAATATCAGTAATTACGATACAGTTTTTATTGAGACACCTATTGCTGTTGGTGGTCTTGTTTTGTTTGGTTTGTATCAATGTTATTATGTTTCTGCTGATACTTATCAAATTTTAGCTACCGATGTTTTAGGCAACCCATCCCCTGCTTACTTCTCAACAAGCACACCTAATACAACGACTGGCGCATCTGGATCGGGAACAGTTGCAACATTAACTTTTTCTGGGTCTTATGTTTATCCTGTTGGATCATACATACAAGTTAGTGGCGTAACACCAACTGGTTATAATGGTTACTATCAAGTAACCGCTTCATCTGCTGGATCTGTTTCTTATGCAAATACAACAACTGGCTCACAAACAGTTGCTGGAACCATATCAAATACTGGCACAGTTCCGCTATATACAGTTGTGAGCGGAAGCCCAGACATTACAGTTACGCTTCCTGATCATGGTTATAGCGTTGGAAGCACTTATACAGATTTAATCCCCACTACAGTTGGTGGAATTACAATAACTGGTGATTATTTTGTTACAAATGTTATTAATGCCAATAATTTTGTTATCACTAACAATAATTTAGCTACAAGTTCTACTAGCGCATTTATGAATGGCGGAAACGCTTATTATTTGTACTACATTGGTATCGGCCCATTAGCTACTAGCACAGGTTATGGTGTTGGTGGGTATGGCGTTGGCGGTTATGGAACAGGCGTACCTGAAACAGCACAGACTGGAACACCAATAACAGCAACTGATTGGACATTAGACAATTGGGGTAGCGTATTTATTTCAAACCCATTGGGCGGTGGAATATTTACATGGGACCCAACAGCTCAAACACAAGTTGCGAATATTATTCCTGAAGCACCATCAAACAATAATGGTGTTTTTGTCGCAATGCCTCAACGCCAGCTTGTTGCATGGGGTTCAACATTTAACGGAATTATTGACCCGTTATTAATTCGTTGGTCTGATGTTAATGATTATACTGTTTGGGCGGGTCAAATTACCAACCAAGCAGGTTCTTATCGTATTCCAAAAGGTTCAAGAATTGTTCAATGTATTCAAGGGCCACAGCAAGCTCTTATCTGGACTGATCTTGGCCTTTGGTCTATGCAATATATTGGCCCTGATTTTGTTTATAGCTTCAATGAAATCGGTACTGGGTGCGGTCTGATTGGTCGCAAAGCTGCTGCGTCAATGATGGGCGTAGTTTATTGGATGGGTCAATCACAGTTTTATATGTTATCTGGCGGCGGTGTACAGCCTATTCAATGTCCAGTTTGGGACGTTATTTTCCAAGACTTAGACACAAGCAATTTGGATAAAATTCGCATAGCTGTTAATAGCCGATTTGGTGAAGTTGCTTGGTTTTATCCAACGAAAGGAAATAGCGGCGAAATAAACGCCTACGTTAAGTACAACGTTGTTCTTAATTGTTGGGATTATGGTGTATTGCAGCGTACAGCTTGGATCAACGAAAGCGTATTTGGTCCACCAATTGGCGCTGATGCTAATGGCTATATTTATCAGCATGAAACTACTGCCGATGCCGACGGATTGCCAATGGTTAGTAATTTCCAGACTGGATATTTTGTTATTCAGGAAGGTGATTTGCAATCATTTATAGATCAAGTTTGGCCTGATATGAAATGGGGTTATTTTTTACCCCCATCTAATGGAGGAGCAACGTATCAAAGTCCTACAGCAACAGTTCAATTAACTTTTTATGTGGCAAATTATCCTGGCGATACACCTATAGCTTACGGACCATTTAATTTAACTCAAGAAACTGAATGGATTAGCCCAAGGTTTAGAGGGCGGTTGGTTTCTATTCAAATAAGTTCTAGTGATATTGGCTCATTTTGGCGTATCGGCAATATGCGATACCGCTATCAACCCGATGGAAAATACTAATGAGTGCATCATTATCCGATATTTTAACCACTCAAAAAAATGGTGTTGTTGCGTTAAATAACATCGCTTCCAATAACATTAAGTTTCAAGGAACAGCAACTTCTGCTACTGTGACTGCTAACACTCTTGTTGTTACAGGTAAGGGTCGATTGGTGAATTATGCTGTTGTAGTTGCTGGAACGGGTGTGGGTGGAGTTTATGATAGCGCCACAATAGCCGATGCTGCGGCGGCTAATCAGCTTTGTGCCACAGTAGAAACATTGGGCGTATTTGAAACTGGTCAAATATTCACAAATGGTTTGGTTATAAAGCCAGGCGCAGGTCAATCCATTAACGTAACTTATGCTTTGGGATAATAGCCATGCCACTTAAAAAAGGGTCATCCCAACAAACGATAAGCAGCAATATTGCAGAGATGGTTCATTCGGGTCATCCTCAAGATCAAGCCGTGGCTGCTGCATTAAATATAGCCCGTAAGGGTCGTGATATGGGTGGGTATTTTTCAGGTAGCCCTACTCCTCAAGTTAATACAACTTATACTGGTCCAATGCTTCATGTGGGGCCAATACACAGTCCTGTAGCTGGTCGTACAGATCATTTACCTATGCACGTTCCTTCAGGGTCATACGTTATTCCTGCCGATATTATTTCCTCAATGGGTGAAGGAAATACAATGGCGGGATTTAAGCAAATGAAACGTATTTTTGGCGGCACTCCTTATGGACAAGCTGATACGGCTTATAGCCAGCCAACTTCTCCCTATGGGGCAGATTTACCTAATAAAGCCCACGGCGGATCAACTGGATCAGTTCCAATTGTTGCTGCTGGCGGGGAATATGTTCTGGCTCCTCATCAAGTCCAATGGGCTGGGGATGGGGATTTAGACACAGGGCATCGAGTTTTGGATGATTGGGTTAAAACCATGAGAGCCAAAACAATTGATACCCTAAAAAAACTACCTGGCCCAAAGCGTGATTGAGGGAAGCGCATGAAAAAAGGTGTAGAAGTACGAATTGCAACCCCAGAGGATGAGGACGAAATTATTCGTCTGGCTTTAAAGCTTTGGGAAGAAAATGGCATGACGGATATAGATGTGGATCGGGTTAGAGCTATGATCAGACCTGCTTTATATCTTTGGGAAGGAATTTGTGGGGTTATTGGAAAACCAGGCGGTCAACTTGAAGCAGGGGTTTTGCTAAGAGTGACACAAATGTGGTATTCTAATTCCTATGTACTTGAAGAAAAGGCAGTTTTCGTGGACCCTGACTTTAGAAACTCACGGGGTGGCAATTACCCAACGGGTGGTAGGGCTAGAAAATTATGCGACTTTTCTAAAAAAGTTGCAGACGATTTGGGTATTCCATTGTTAATTGGTATATTATCCAACCAACGCACTGAGGCTAAAGTTCGTCTGTACGAAAAGCATTTTGGGAATCCTGCTGGAGCCTATTTTCTGTATAACAGCAAAACTGGCGACCACGAAGGTCTGACGGAGCATTAATATGGGTGGCGGCGGAAAAGGTGGCTCAAGTACACAAACTGTGCAGATACCCCCAGAGGTATTGGCACGATATAATGCCGTCAACGCCCAAGCTCAACAGATTGCTGGTATTAATCCTTGCACTGGTCAGCCCAATACGCCCTTTAAATGCTACAGCACGACTGCCTGTGGCTTTGTGGCTGGTATAAACCCAACACAACAAAGCGGCATTAACAACATAGTTGGTAGCCAAAATGCTGCCGCTCCATCGTTCCAAACTGCTTTAGGTCTTACACAAGGCGCAGCTGGCGCTATTAATCCTAATGCACTTTGCACACAGAAATATATGAACCCATACATTCAGTGTGTTGTTGGTTCATCATCCCGTTTGCTGCAACAGCAACAAGCACAGCAAATGGCTGGGCAAACGGGTAATGCTATCCGTTCTGGCGCATTTGGTGGTGATCGTGCTGGAATTGCTGCTGCTAATTTAGCGGGTCAACAAAATTTAGCTTATGCTAACGCAATTAACCCATTGTTATCAGCAGGTTATACACAGGCTCAAGGCGTTGCACAACAACAGCAGGGCGTGTGTCTTGCTGCTCAACAAGCAAATGCTGCTCGTCAATTACAAGCTGCTCAACAGATCGGTGGTCTTGGGGCTGCCGCACAGAACGCCGCTATTACTGGCGGTCAGGCTGCTTTGGCTGCTGGTACTGCACAACAACAAACTTGTCAGGCTGGCAAAACGGCTCTTTACAATCAGTTCTTGCAAAAACAAGGTTACCCCTTCCAGACAACACAATTTTTGGCGAATATTGCCGAAGGTACTGGCGCATTATCTGGCTCTACCACAAATACAAGCACATCTGGTGGTGCGTTTGCGTCTGATGCCCGTCTAAAAGAAAACATTGAACCAGTCGGTAAAACTTACGATGGTCAAACTGTTTATCGCTATAACTATAAAGGCGATCCAAAAACACATATTGGTCTTATTGCCCAAGA